TAAAAAAAAACTAAACTATGGCAACTACAACAAGTATTACTACTACTTATGCTGGAGAATTTGCAGGAAAATATATTTCTGCTGCGTTATTATCAGGTTCAACTATCGCCAATGGTGGTATCGAAGTTAAACCAAATATTAAATTTAAAGAAGTAATAAAAAGAATTGCAACTGACTCAATTGTTAAAAATGCAACTTGTGATTTTGATGCTACTTCTACAGTTACATTAACTGAAAGAATTATCACACCAGAAGAATTCCAAGTTAACCTACAACTTTGTAAAAAAGACTTTAAGTCTGATTGGGAAGCTGTACAAATGGGATATTCAGGATTTGACAATTTACCCCCAGCTTTTGCTGATTTCCTTTTGTCTCACGTTGTTGCTAAGGTAGCTGAAAAAACAGAGCAAAACATTTGGAGAGGTGTAAATGCTACTGCTGGAGAATTTGACGGTTTCCAAGTCCTTGCCACTGCTGATGCAACTGTTATTGATGTAGCTGGTGTTTCTGGTGGTGTTACTGCTGCGAATGTTATTGGAGAACTTGGAAAACTTGTTGATGCTATCCCTGCTGCTCTTTACGGTAAAGAAGATTTGTATCTTTATGTTTCACAATCTGTAGCCCGTGATTATGTACGTGCTTTGGGTGGATTTGGAGCAAGTGGATTAGGTGCTAACGGTACAAACGCACAAGGTACACAATGGTTCAACAACGGATCACTTTCTTTTGATGGTGTTAAAATCTTTGTTTGTAACGGAATGACTAACGACTGGATGATGGCTGCTCAAAAATCTAACCTATATTTTGGTACAGGTTTATTGGCTGACGGAAACGAAGTTAAAGTTATAGATATGGCTGATATCGACGGTTCTGAAAATGTTAGAGTTGTAATGCGTTTTACTGCAGCGGTTCAATACGGTGTAGGTTCTGAAATCGTACTTTACACTCCAACTGCATAATTATAGCAGAATACTAAATTTAAAGGGTAGGTAATAGCACCTGCCCTTTTTTGTAATACTAATCTTAAAAATATATAACTATGTCGTGCGATATTAGCCTCGGAAGAATCGAACAATGCAAGGATTCAGTTGGCGGTTTGAAAGCAGTTTACTTCATTAATTGGGGTGATGCTGGAGCAGTAACTTATTCATCAACTGCTGGAAGTGAAGATGTAATTATTGCGCTTGCGGGAGCTGCAGTAGGTTACAAATATGAATTGAAGGGTACTTCATCTTTTGAACAAACTTTGACAAGTTCAAGAGATAACGGAACTACTTTTGTTGAACAAAAATTGACTTTAAATTTAAAAAAATTGTCTATTGCTGATCACAAACAAATTAAACTTTTAGCTTATGGTCGTCCTCAAATAATTATCGAGGACAATAATGGGAACTGGTTTATGGCAGGTTTGACTTTGGGAATGGATTTGACAACTGCTGCAATCACTACAGGTGCTGCTATGGGTGACGCTTCATCTTATAACTTGGAATTTCAAGGTATGGAGCCTAAACCAGCTAACTTTATTGTTCCAGTAGCAGGTACATTAACAACTGCTGTATTAGCTTCTATCGTTGTAGGTTCTTAATTAATCTTTAAAAAATAAAATTATGGCTTGTGATATAACACTTGGGAGAACAGAACAATGCAAGGACAGTCTGGGCGGCTTGTCTGCTGTTTATTTTATCAATTATCAAGGTTTAGAGCCTATTATTTATGGTAGTGGGAATGATTCGGATATGATACAATATGTTTTAAACGAAAGTCTTGTAGATGCTTATAAATACGAATTGAAAGGCACTTCTACATTTGAACAAACAGTTACAAGTTCAAGAGAAAATGGAAGTACATTTGTAGAGCAAAAACTAACTTTAAATTTAAAAAAGCTAACGATACAAGACCATAAACAGTTGCGTTTATTAGCTTATGGTCGCCCTATTATAGTAGTTCAAGATAGAAATAATAATTATTTTATGGCTGGATTGACAAAAGGAATGGATTTAGTAACTTCAAACATTACCACTGGCGCTGCGATGGGTGATTTGTCTGGCTATTCATTAGAATTTCAAGGTATGGAATTAAAACCTGCTAACTTTATGTCTTATACAAATATTGGCGATATGTTAAACATTATTTCTGGTTAATTTTTTGTTTGTTATTTTTAAAAAGGCGTACTTAATTAGTGCGCCTTTTTTGTTTTTAATCATTTGTTTTAACAATTTCAAAAGTATCTTTATCAATTATTTGATATAGGCAGTATTGTTTTTTATATTCCCAAAAATCAAACGCTTCTTGAATAGTATCAAATGAATCCTCAAAATCATTAAACCCTCCTCCGGGGTAATAATTGCTATAATTAAATAATAAATATTTTTTCATTTTTTCATTTTTTTTACAAATATATAAAATTTAAAACAATTTTACTTTTAAATTATTATTATAAAAAAATATTATGATAATTTTAAAAGAACAAGGTGGGGTGCAAACGATAAAATTTATTCCGAGAATTTACTCGGCTGATATTCTTGTTTTAAGAAATGAAACTACAAATGTTTCAATAACATATAATCCTACTTTTACAACTGATGGTTATTATTTGAAATGTGATTTAGTTTTAGATTTAAAAGAAAATACTTTTTACAATTTAACGGTTTTAAAATCTAATTTTACGGCTGATAATAATATTATTACAGTTGATAGTGATATTTTGACTGCTGATATGACAGAATTTAACGGTCAGGATTTTGTAGTTTATAAAGATAAAATATTTTGTACAAATCAAAATAAAGACGATTATACTGTTAATAAAAATCAATATGTAGCAAACGCTACAACAAACGAATTTAAAATTTATGAGTGATATATCAATAGTTAATTTATCGGCTTATACAAGTCCCGTAATACAAGAAAACAAGAGAAACGAATATATTGAATATGGAAGTGACAATAATTACTTTCAATATTTGATAGATAGGTATTTATATTCTGCTACAAACGGATCTATTATTACAGGTGTTTCTAATATGATTTATGGCAAAGGATTAGATGCATTAGATTCTAATAAAAAACCGAATGAATTTGCACAGTTTAAGTCTATTGTTAAAGATTCAGATATTAAAAAAGTAGCATTAGAACGCAAACTTTTAGGAATGGCAGCGATGCAAATCGTAATGGAAAAGAAACAAGTAAAACAAGTTCTACATTTTCCTATGCAAACTTTAAGAGCAGGAAAATGCAATGATAAAGGACAAATTGAAACTTGGTATTATCACCCTGATTGGAAAAAAAAGAAACCAAGTGAAGAAGCTAAACCTATTCCAGCGTTTGGATTTGGAAATGGGAATGAAGTGGAAATTTATATTATAAAACCGTATGTTAGTGGATTTGATTATTATTCACCAATTGATTATTCTGGCTCATTACCTTATGCTTTATTGGAAGAGAATATTGCTGATTATCAAATTAATGATTGTCAAAATGGCTTTAGTGGCACAAAAGTAATTAATTTTAATAACGGTGTGCCTACTGCTGAAATGCGGGAGAAAATAAAACGTGATACTCTTTCAAAATTAACAGGAGCAAGGGGCGAAAAAGTGATCATAGCTTTTAATTCTAATGCTGAAAGTAAAACAACGGTTGAAGATTTACCTTTAAATGATGCTCCCGCGCACTATGAATATTTATCAAAAGAATGTTTTGAAAAATTAATTGTAGGGCATCGTGTTACAAGTCCTATGCTTTTAGGAATACGTGAAAGTGGTGGCGGTTTAGGCAATAATGCTGATGAGATTAAAACAGCAACATTATTATTTGACAATATAGTTATAAAACCTTATCAACTCGAAATAACCAACGCATTAGACGAAATTTTAGCCATTAATAGTATATCATTAAAACTTTATTTTAAGACGATACAGCCGTTAGAATTTGTTGATACTACTGGAATGAACGCTGAAACAAAAGAAGAAGAAACTGGCGTGAAAATGAGTTCGGATATTAATGTAGAATTAGACGATTTTTTAACTTCAAAAGGAGAAATACTTTCCGATAATTGGGTTTGTGTTGACGAAACTGAAGTAGACTACGATACTGAAGAAGAATTGGATAATGAAATTAATAATCTAAATAAAAAAAGTACATTGTCTAAAATATGGGATTTTGCAACTACTGTAACAGGAAGACCAAATGCAAAATCTGAACAAGATAAAGAAATAGATAGTTTTAAATTTATAACCCGTTACGCTTATGCTGGTAGTTCAAGTGCAAATTCTAAAAGAGAGTTTTGTGTTAAAATGATGAATGCAAGTGAAAATGGTAGAGTTTACAGAAAAGAAGATTTAGAAAATGTAAATTCTAAATTAGTAAATGATGGTTTTGGACACAATGGACAATCTTATAATATTTTTCTTTACAAAGGTGGCCCACGTTGCCATCATAAATTTTTAAGAAAGACTTTTGTAAATATGGAAGGTGTTAAAATTGACGTTAATAATCCAAACGCAAAAACAATTTCAGTAGCAAAGGCTGAAAAATATGGTTATAGAGTTAGAAATCCAAAAGAAGTCGCAATGATGCCAAATGATATGCCATTAAAAGGATTTCACCCAAACAATAAAAACTTACCTAACGACGTATAAAATGGCAGAAGCATTATTCATTTCAACAAACGACATAGTTAAATTTACTAATTTAAACGGTAATTTAGATCCTGATTTATATACTCAGTATATATATCAAGCACAGCAATTGCATATTCAAAACTATTTAGGCACGAAGCTATACAACAAGATTAATGATGATATTGTAGCTGGAACGTTAGCAAGTCCTTATACAACGCTTTTAAGCAAATATATTAAACCAATGGTTATACACTGGGCAATGGTTGAGTTTTTGCCTTATTCGGCTTATAAAATATCAAACAAAGGAGTTTTCAAGCATAATTCTGAAAATAGTACAACAGTTGAAAAGAATGAAATTGATTTCTTAATTGAAAAAGAACGTGATGTCGCTCAAAGTTATACAAATAGATTTATTGACTTTATGAATTTTAATCAATCATTATTCCCGGAATATAACACTAATTCAAACGCTGATGTATATCCAGATAATGATGCAAATTTTGTAGGATGGGTGTTGTAAAAGAAACATATAAACCGAAAGAAGAAAACGTAAAAAAATTACAAATCTTTTTAAATAAATTAGATAAAAAAAATGATACAAACAATTAATATAGGTAGCGTTGCAAATGATGGAACTGGCGATACTATAAGAAATGCTTTTGACAAAGTAAACGATAATTTTTTAGAAGTTTCAAGAGGTTTATATGCACAGACTGCTTTAGGCGGTAATGTAACATCTTCAAGTGGTGAAGAAACGTTGATAGGAGACGGAGCTGGTACTTTATTTATTCCAGCAAATTACTTTAAAGAAGGTGATTCATTTACTGCAAAAATGTGCGGTCAATTATCTTGTGGTAATAATCAAGTATTACATATTAGAGTATATGCAAATAGTGTTGTTATAATTGACGCTTTACAACATACATTGGCAACTACTACTAATAAATTTTTTGATTTGGTATTGGATTTTACAGTTACAAAATTAGGCGCTGCTGGAGTTGGAGAGTTATTTGCAAACGGAGTATTTACATACAATAGAAATTCATCTAACGCTATTGAGGGCGTTAATTTTGGATTAGTAAGTAATACATTGTTTAATACTACTATTGGTAATAGTTTAAATATTACTGCTGAATGGGTAACTTCAAACGAGGCAAACACTATACGTTCACAAAATTTCACATTAACAAAAGTTTATTAATATGGCAAATAATATAGGTTGGGGACAAGGTGCGGTAAATAATGTTATAGGATGGGGACAAGGTGCAATTAATAACGTTATTGGTTGGGGGTCTGTTTATTTCAATAGTTACTACAATGAAACTGACATAGTAGGTTCACCAGTGCCAAGTTTAATTTTTAATTTTAAAGCAAGAGTAGCAACTGATTCAGGCACATTTGAAGCTGAAAGTTGTTTAAATACTACATTAACAAACTTAAATAATATATAATGAGTTTATTAACACAAGCAAGTTTAGTTTTAACCCCGACCGCTGAAAAGGCTGGTAAACTTTACTCGGTTATTCCGTCAGACGGTAGCGGTGATTTAACGGTAGTAAGAGGTACAACAGCCACGAGGGTAAACAGTTTAGGATTGATAGAAAATGTAGCCATAAACGAGCCGAGATTAAACTATGAGACTGTAGGCGGTTGCCCTGCTATTTTAATTGAACCACAAAGAACAAATTTAAATTTACAAAGTGAAGATATTACAAATACTTATTGGACTTTATTTCAAGCAACAAGAACTTCAAATGTAGTTATTTCTCCAAGTGGTGTGCAAAATGCTGATAAATTAATTGAAGATAGCACTAATAATCCACACAGTATATTTATTAATAGTGCTTTTGCTGCAACTATTGGATTTTCTTATACAAGAAGTCTTTACGCAAAAGCCGATGGAAGGAATTGGATTTGTTTATTAATTATAGATGGTACTCAATTTAGAGCGTTTTTTGATTTACAAAATGGAATAGTTGGTAATATTACATCTGGATTAACCGCAACAATAACAAATTTCGGGAATGGTTGGTATAGATGTTCAATTACACGCACAGCTTCAACTACTTCATTGACATCAATGGCAATTGAATTAGCATCATCAAATGGTGTTAATAGTTATATTGGAAATGGATCAAGTGGAGCTTACATTTGGGGTGCTCAATTAGAAACAGGAAACTATGCTACTTCTTATATACCAACTCTTGGAAGTGCTCAGACAAGAAATGCGGATAATATTAATAAAACAGCAGTTAGTGCTCTTATTGGTCAAACAGAGGGGACTATTTTTGCAGAGGTTAGAATAAGTAGATTGATAGGTACAATTTCAAGATATATTTTTCACATTTCAGATGGAACTGCAAACAATCGAATTTATATAGCATTTTCGGGAGCAAGTTCAAATATAATTAGAGCCCGAATTTTCAACGCTGGAAATTTAGAAACAACAATAGAAACATCAACAATTACCACTACGGGCAGGTATAAATTAGCCTTAGCTTATAAAAACAATGACGTTGTATTTTATGTAAACGGTGTGCAAATAGGAACGGATGTAACAGCGTCTATACCCGCTTGTAGTAGAGTGGATTTAGGTCAAAATTATATAGCAGCTTCTCAATTTGCTGATAGCATAATAAATGCAAATATTTTTAAAACTCGTTTGACAAATACAGAACTTCAAAACTTGACCACTTTATGATATTTAAACTAAACTACCCCGACAAACAAACAGCAATAGCTGATTTAATAGATAAAAAAATAATTGACGAAGATTTCAACTATTTAAAAGGAACTCACGCTGTAGTGGAAATAGGCAAAGTTGTAAAAATACCAGCCACATTTGATGAAAATGGGGAACTACTTACAGAACCTATTTATTACGATGGATATGCTTATGATGTGATGAGTGATGAAGAAGTGGATTTTGGTTCTTTTGAGATATTTCCTAAAAACCCAGCTCACGGATTCTCTGGATTATGATATTAATAGCACAAGACAAGGCAAACCATTTTTTATACGGTTTTTTAATTTTTATGATTAGTCAATATTTTTTAAATGACTATTTAAGTTTTGGAATTGTATTCGCTTTTGCATTAGGAAAAGAAGTTAAAGACCAAATAGTCTATAAAGGATTTGATTACAAGGATTTATTAGTTACATTATTACCATCAATTATTATACACTTTTTAAGATGAAAAACTTTAAAACAACATTAGCGGGAATAGTGGCAGGATTGCCGTTATTAATCGATGCTTTAATACAAGCATACAATGCGGGGGCATTTACGGGCAAGTCAGGCAGTCAATTGTTTTTATCAATTGCATTAATTATAATAGGTTATATTTTAAAAGACCCGAAAAAAACTTTATAATATGGTACAAAAATCATTAGAGCAGAAAATAGACCGGGTTCTTTACATTTTAGAAAATGACGACAAAACCAGCCGCAAGGGACTTGTAAAACAGGTCGAGGATATGGAACAAGCCTTGGACGAAATCATATTAAACCAAAAAATGTTCGCTTTCAAAGTGGCGTTTCTTGGTGCGGCTGGCGGTTTTCTGTTCACGGCATTAGTTTGGATTTACGATAAAATTATAATCAAATGAAAAATATATCAAAATACATCACGTATCAGGAAGCGACCACAAGCCAAACAGCAGTCAGGAAAGGAATTAAGAACGAGCCGGGCGACAATGAACTCTTGGCGATGCAATTGTTAGGGATTAGAGTATTCGACGTGATCCGGGAACATTTCAAAACACCTTTGAGGGTTTCAAGTTTTTACCGAAGCCCGATTCTTAACAAAGCCGTGGGTGGAGCACCTTTCAGCCAACACGTGAAAGGTCAAGCGATTGATATTCAAGGCACGGGGAAAGTCACCAATAAAATGATTTTTGATTTTATAAAAGAAAATTTAGATTTTGACCAATTAATTAACGAGTTCAATTATAGTTGGGTTCATGTTAGTTATGTTTCAAAAGAAAAAAACCGAAAACAAATTTTAAAAATAGGATAATATGAAAAAAGAAATGCCAGAAGAAATTAAAGATGTATTGAATTTCGCAGCAGAGAAATACTCAAACAGCAAAGCCACGACCAATGCGGGGCGCATTTTAAGGCTGTTCGCCAGGTTTATAACTGTTGATACCGTAATTAAATTATTTGCTCACAAAGTGCATAAATAAGAATAGAACCCGTATTACTTCCCACAAGAACAGTTTACGGGTCTTTTTTTATATACAAGTGTTAAAATTATGTTAAAAAATATACAAGATGTATGTGTTTAATGTATATTTGTACTCAGATAATAAGCCAACCGTTTAACTCGAAATCTGGCAAAAATTAAAAAGTACACAGGCGGTTGGTTTTATTTAATATTAATTTAAAAAACAAATATTATGAAAAAATTTTTATCAAAAGCAAATTACCAAATTATAGCGGGGCAGTTAATAGCTGTTTATTTTTTAATCCAATTAATATTTAGAGCATAATGGAATTAGACGATTACATTACAGGAACTTTCGACACACGAAATCCTGCAAATCAAGGAGAAGTAGATCCTGATTTTGATGAGCTTGGATTTTACAAAAGACAATTTAAAAATCAATGTATTATCACAAAATGGCACATATCTAATTTAATGCGACTGGCTGAATTAGAAAGAATTGAAAATTTAAACTACGATCAAATACAAGAAAAAAACGAAATACTACAAAATTATGAAAATTAATAAACTAATGAAAGCGATGACTTTCAAAGAAATGGAAAAGATTTTAAATATCGAGGTTATAGATCCGGAAGTGGTGGAGCCAAATGTAAACAGATTTTATGAATGGCTGTTGAAAACTGGAAACGTATATCTTAGCAATCACCAAGAAGTAGTAAACGCATTTAACAAAATCAATTAAATGAATAGAAACGAAATTTTAAAATCCCTGATTGCAAAATCGGGGTTGACAAAAAAACAATTTGCTGAAAAACACGGTTACAAAACGTATAGGATTTACGACTGGACAAACGGCAAAAGAAACATATCACTTTTCAATTTAGAAGTGATTGCGTTTAACGAAAATTTTGATTTAACTTTAAAATTAGAAAAACGATGAAAAAATTATTAGAAAAACTTTATGACTGGATTAGTTTTCAGTTATTCGGAAACGGTGGAAATTTCAGTATATGAAATACACCAAGGAACAAGCTAAAAGGCTAAAAAACAAAAATATGAATGGCTACACAAGAATTAATCCGAAACTTATAGACGTGAAAATCAAAGACGGATTTTATATAATTGAATCGAAAATGAATTATAAAACAATAAATAATTAAATTATGAATCCTAAAAGAAAAAACACCCAGATCCACAAGCTATTCTGCCTATCAAATTTGATGTTAGAAAACCTTGATGAACTGAAACCAACAACACCCCGTATGGTTAAATTAAAGGCTGATTTAATCGACTTTTGCGAGGAATTGAATAACAGCGTTGCAAACACGGCAACGGTTCAGAAATCGACTTATTTTAATGAAATTTCAAATAAGATAGACACGATATTAAGAAAAGAATTTAATCCAGAAATGTAAAGTGAACGAACCACAAAAAGAGCAATCTTGCCAAACGAGTGTTTTTAATTGTATTTGTCCGAGTGGATTGGAATACACAAAAGACCACGTAAAAGCTATGAAAGAATGGCGAAAAATAATAATGAATTATTTAAAAATTGAACGACTTTACAAAACTATAAATAAATAAATTATGAAAGGAAAACATTTAATTACCACAGATGCGTGGTTTTACGGAGCAGATGGAAAACAATACAAATCCGTTTGGGGCGAAGTTGAAATAGTAAGCGATGCTATTTTAGGGATAAAAACAAATGTTAGAAGTTCTAATTGGTTTGCGAAAGTTAGCGGAGAAAAAAACCACGTTATTATAGCAGGTTGCCAAATACATTACGACATCCGGTACAGTAGCTTATCTTTTATGCCTGAGGGCAACCAGCGATTTTATTACAGAAGGAAAAGGAGTATGGATAATTTTGGACAATGGGCAACTTATTAATAAACCAGATGCAGAAGTCAAGGTCAAAAAAATTGACGGCGAAGATGGGTACTATAATTATGGGTTTATTTATATGGATCAGAATTCGAGTGACTTGGAAGTTTTCCTAAATCATTCAATAACTGACTACAAAGTATATGTGCATGAAGTGCTAAACATTAACGGAACCAAATACAAAGAATATTTTAAATGTTTAGTTTCAATGAAGTAATTACCGTTCACCTTTCAAAAACTACCATTCCATAAATAGTTTGTTACACTTGCCAATACTTGTTAATTTGGGCTTGCACCAATTCGTAAATCATTAATATCTTGTGGTAGTGAACAATAAAAACAAACCGTTACGGCGCAAGTATTCGCCGCAGGGTACACGCCGCCAATACGCAACGATCAAGGTCGACCCGGAAACGGTAGACAACTTGAAAACAATTGCTGAACGATTGAAAATACCAATTGTGGAAGCGATGAGACAAGCAGCTGAAAGAATGCTAAATGACCTGCCTAACGAGGTGGAGTAAAAAGAAAAAGGGGTTCCCGCTACCAACGAAAAACCCCTTTTTATTGAAATTGACATCAAAAATAGCCACTGTTTAAAAGCAAGGCCATTTAAGTAACTAATTCACAGGTTAATGTGAGAATAGTTAGTGATCCCGCTGGGACTATAGACTAACCTTCGTTAACCTGCTCCATTGGTCTTATTGGCCTTGTTCAGTGGCAAAAATAAAAACTTTCGCCAATAGTTGCGGATTAAGCCAACGGTTTTAACCTCGTTTTTAACCTCGGTGCAAAATCTCCAACTTTGGCAAAAATGCCACTGGAATGAATATTCGCTACAATTTGCGGGACAAGCAAGACAAGGATAGAACCGCGATCCTGATGGTAGTACGCCACTATCAAAAAACTTTGAAGTGGGCAACCGGATTGCACATCTCCCCTGCTGCCTGGAACCCAAAAACCAATAGACCCAAAGCTGGGCAACTACCCCACATCCGGGAAAGCCTTAACCGCAATGAAGTCATTGCCGAAAAGCTGCTCTCCACTGCTGGTTATCTGGAGCAATCGGAGTTTAGAACGCTGATGAATGAGGCGACGGGAAAAATCGAACCAAGCAAAACCGCCTACCTGCTGGCATTCATCCGCCAATATTGTGAGGAGAACCAGCGTACAGCATTAAAAAGCACTGCCACTACTCTATTTAACTTTGTTACCAATTCCAAGCTGGAAAGATGGGGTCAAATTGACTTCAAAAAGGCGCAAGGCAGGGATGTTAGGTTCGATGCAATAGATTGGAATTTCAGGGAAAAGTTTTACCGCTACTGCCTTACAAATGGCCTAAACATAGCCTACACACAAGCCAAACTAAAACACCTTGCGCAATTCATCAATGAAGCGCGCAAACGTGGGCATCATTCAAATGCTATATCACTCGAAAGCGGTTTTCAGGGTGTAAAGAACGCAGCAAAGCAACTACCCGTTACCCTGAATTTGGAAGAGTTAAACCGCCTGGCATCCCTCCCACTTACCGGGCAAGATGAAAAGATACGGGACTTGTTTCTAATTGGTGTCTTCACGGGTCAACGTTTCTCCGACTACTCCAGTATCAAGCCAAACCAGGTCAAGGGGGGCGGGGTATTCTTCCGCCAACAGAAAACCAAGGCATTGGTAGAAATTGACCTGGACATGTTCACGGGGTTGGTTCCTCAATCATTGGGCGATCTGCTGGCAAAGTATGGCAACCAATCCCCTGCCCTAACCAGGGGCAACAATGGCAGTGTAGTATTCAACCGCTCAATCAAATTCCTTTGCCGTCGTGCGAATATCACTACCAAAGTGGAATGGATCACAACCAACGGCGGGATTTACAAAACCGAAATTCTCGAAAAATGGCAGGTGGTAAGCTCACATTGTTGTCGTAGGTCATTTGCTACCCTATGGGCAAAGATGGGGCTACCCCTGGCAGACATTGCGAGCGCAACCGGACACACTACCGAAAAGCAACTGATGGAATACATTGGACTATCGCACGAAGAAAAGCGGGACAAACGGCGGGTTGCTGTGGATGCAATCAAGGCCAAACAACAAGCAATCTAATTTTCTCACATACAAAAAGCCGCCGCCCACGTAGGTTATCAGACACACGGTGGACGACGGCAATTTTTGAACTAACAAAAATCTGTACAAAAATGTCAAATTCAATCCAACAAACCAAGGGTTTTGTAAATCCTGCATTCGCAAGCATTTTTGATTCTATTACCCGCCACATGCCCGCCATTACTTTTTGGGGCATCCTGGGGACATATGCGGTCACGGCTGCATTGAATGTGTGGAGCATTCCCCTACCTATCTACATCTCAATCCCTGCTGCCGTCGCAATCCAATTTGGAAGATTCGCGATTGTGTTTGTGGATTTTTTGAACCCGTCCGGGCGCAAGTATTCATTACCTGGAATTATCGCCACGGCGGCCACTATTGTGGCTTTAATCGAATTGGCCTTTTCCCTTCAACATCTCAAAATGGAAGGTGCTGAATTTTGGACCATGTTGCTATTTGGGGGGATGGTCGTAATGTTTGGCTACCTGTTAGAGATCAATTTTATCAAAAAAGGCAGTGAAGCTTTCGGATTGACGAATGAAGCCCAACAGGGGGCGGCTACTGGATTAATGTACCAAGCTCCAGCGCTAGCCCTACCCGCTCCTTCTCCGACTCCGACAGTAAACGTACAAGG